TCTCATCTGATCCGAAGTTTTTAAGAGCTTCGGGATAGCGGATTAGAAGGTCTGTACGTGACAGGTCCTCTTCGAGGATAGCCATGTATGTAAAGTCAGATAATGATGTTGCATTACGGTCAATGATAAAGTTCTCAGGTGGTACATTTCTGATTACCACACGTGACTTATCTTTCTTACGTCTTAGTCGTACATCTACATATACGAGTGCTAACTCTCCTGACATCGGGTCAGCTTCGTTACTGTATTCCAGATCACCTACGATCTCGACATCTTCATCTGCTAGATAAGTGTCAAGAGTTTCCTGATCGATCTGATCATAATCTTCGTAAGAATAACAGAAATCCTCTACCCAATCCCAACGGACGATAGAGTTCTTCCACATTAGTGATGCTTTGATCCATGTGTTACAAATTTCCCAACCGTTGTTAGCGATAAATATCTCGTGGTTAGTTAGGTCCTGCGCGGAGGAAGCTCCCATAATAGACTTGGGTGACTTCTTCTCTAGAGGTGTAAACTTAGCGATCTTTTTATTATCAAGGAGTAGTTCAGATAGGATCGAGGTATAACCGTCGATAACTTCTGTTGTACTCGTATCTACAATAGAGGATACACCCTGAGGTGCTAGATGTCCCTTAGCGACTCCTGCGTACTCGTAGGTAGCTTTCTGCCTTTCATCAGAGAGCCCAGCGTCGTTAAGGAAGTCTCCGTTGGAGATAGCCGACAGTTGGTCTAAGGTGACGAATAGTTCATCATCTGTTACTTTTTTATGTTTAGCCATTCAAAGATTCCAAAAATGTGGATGCATACTGAGCTATCTGCTCTGAGGCATCTGTTCCGTTTATGACTCTTCGTGCATTTACGAAATCAGTCTTTTCATCTGTTATATAGTCTGATAGTTTCTTACCAGTGAAGGAGCCTTCCAGCGAACCCTCACAGATGATGAAAGAATTAATAGAATGGTCTTCGAATACTTTGTTAGGTGATGATACGAGATCGATCTCTTTATCAAAAGCTAGTGAACACTTGATACTCATCTTAGAATAGTTCTGTAACCAAGTAAGTTGAGTGAATCCACGTCCGTAGTAACGTTCTTTCTTCCCTCTTATAAGGGTGTGATGAGCTCCATAATCTCTACCTTTACCTTTGCCAATCTCTTCTTTATATTTGAATCGAGCTGTTTCGTGGTATGCAGTAGCCATAATATAGGCGTATATAGCAGGGTTTTTAATATCCCGTCGATAAAGTTCATTCGAAATCGCCTCTAGTGGTTCCAACTGGAAGGTCGGTAAAGAACCGAAGAACAGTTTCTTCTTGAGTATCTGTTTGTTCAGTTTGATCTGTGGCTTCTTCTCTACCACTACTTTCAACGTGGATTCTTGTTTGACCTTCTGATTCGAGAAGGATTTGATAATCTGAAGTATCACATCTGCTATGCTCATTTTTCATATCCAACTCGTATTTATCAAAGGGGTGTATTTATTTCTGAAGTTCACTTTGTTATTAGATAGTTTATCTGCGTGTGTTCTGTGGACTTCAAGTGCGATAGCGGTGGCCATAACAGAATCATCTGTGCAACCTGCCATAGCTTCTGTTTTTCCAGAACCTGTCTGAATGTACTCTTTCATCTCTTGGATAATGGTCTCATCTGGACATCCGAAGTCTCTATTCTCGATAGCGTTCTTCATATATCCGATGATAGCTGGTTTAGACGCTGAGGTAGTTCTGAAGCCGGGTCTTACACCTTCTTCTCCTGTGATCGTCATAGCCTTAGTCTGGTGATATAGATTAACATAACTCATCTGTTGTAATCGTGAGATGGTTGCAATACCGATAGAGTTAGACTCTGGGCACATTAGTGCATTGTTATAATATCGTCCAAGGTAGAACAGTAGGTCCCCATAGAGTGTAGGGTCAATCCTATTATTCCTGAATGTAGCTACGATCTCTCTTTCGGAGTTCATCACTACCGCAAAGGAGTAATCGAGACCTACTCCGAGTGCTATATCCGCAGCTATCAAAAAGGATTCATTATGCTGTGGATATTGCCAAACCTTAAGATCACCCTCTGGTGAAGGTTCGAAGAATCCTGACTCGTAGTCTAGTCTCATACGCTTTAACGGTATCTCGGATACCATTTTATTAACGATGTCCATGTTGAATACGTTAGCACCTGATGAGACGAAAGCCTCTTCAGCGGTAGCTGGGTACTCCTGTTGGAACTTAATCGGTCCAGATTCACCTATCTTTAATCTACGCCAGTACATCTGGTCATCAGTGAGATCGTGGGCCTCTTTAATCTTCTGTTCTTCTTCGTCGAGTAGGAAGTCCTCTGGTGATTCTCGTCTGTATTCAGATGTGAGGAACCAAGGAATGAATATAGGAATATACTCATTCTCACCTCGTTCTGCACCTTTCCATAGACGGTAGAATTCACCGGAGGCACCATTAGCAGTAGATTCTAAGATCACCTCCGTTCCATTAGCTTGGGGGATTCCTTGGAAGAGTCCCGCTAGAATTTTATCATCGTATTGCCAGAAGGCTACTTCTGATAGATGGGCGATGGTAGGCGTTGTTCCGCGTCCTGCTTCCGGTGATCCGGCAGTGTACAGTCGGTACTGTGACTTGTTCATCTCAGGTCTTTTATCTTCGCCTATGATGTTCTTACCGTGTTCATCTTTCTTGTTAGATAGTAGGATGATCTCTTTAGCGTTGGATTTGCCCACGACTGGTCTGTATGCCACCTCCATATTCTCAATTACATCTTTCGACATATTAAAGAGTGCATCGGAAGTTGCCGAGTCGTGGGCCATAACAACAGATCGGGAAAGTGGAGAATATTTGGTTCTCCAAAAGACTCGTCCGGTGCAATAGGTACTTATCCCTTGCTGTCGGGCTTTGAGTATCAATGCTCGCACTTTCCCTGTAGTTCGAAGTTGTTCCTCAATGCGGTCATGTATACCAGATTGGGCCTCATTAAACTCGAACTTGATCATTCCTTTTGTGATGTCCTTCGGGGTGATCATGACTTGCTCTTGTGCGAATAGTCTGTAATCATCCTTGTATAACTTATCTTTCTTTCTCTTTTGTGACTCTGTGGCCATCTTTAAGATTAGTTGGTTATTAGTGGACATCTGAATTCCTTATACGCTGAATAGTATATTCGTTGATTATACGCTATATGGTATAGTTATTTCTTATCTTGATAAATTTTATACCCGATGAAACCTATGATTGCGGCCATCAGTATATATACGATAATTGTATCCATTATGAGACTCCTATTTATAAAATATCTCTCCTTTAGGGGACACCTTATTTATATAGGTTTTATGCACTTTCTGACTACTGTTAGAACTCTGTTAGACTCTTATTACTACTCTTATCTCTTATAGAACTTAAGTATTCATAAGAGTATGATCAGAGTATTATATACTTACTATTACTGCTAATCACTTATATAACTTATATATCTATCAGAGTACTATCAGTACTCTCTCCCTCTCCGTTAAGGGACAGCTTATTTATATAGCTTAAACGTATATATATGAACTCTCTAATATAGGTAAATTAGATTAATTTGTATATACTTTGGGGGACCCTTTTGATCTCTTAGAGAACTCTATGTTGAAGTATCAAAAAGAAGAGTAGTATGGAGTTAATTCGTGTCCATTAGTGTTCCATCAGTGTCTGTCAGTGTTCCATCAGTGATCATCAGAGTCTGTCAGTGACCATCAGAGTGCTAACTGACTCAGTATGTCAGTGTATTAATCTCCTCTCTTCTTCTCTTATTTTGATAACCTAGGTCAGTGCCTTAAAGTGCCTGTCTATGTCAAAGAAAATGTTGTTGTTATATATGGTACCCGAATATAATTAGTATACCCCCTCTTGTCCTCTCACAGTACTCCCTCTGTACTCCCTCAGAACTCCCTATGCCCTCATCAGTACTCTATCTTGAGGGTAGTGTACTGTCAGTAGGTTGTGAGTGTACTGTTAGTACTCTGTCAGTGTACTGTTGATACCTTAAGGTTACACATAAGCTAGTGTAAGGAGATAGCGTGGGGTGTGAGTGGAGGGGGAGTGCTGTCAGAGTGTAAGTGGGGAACCTATGGTTACTGATAGAACTCTTATGGTATCTTATGGAACTCTTATGGAACTCTGTTAATCACTGATGGAACTCC